GAATTTGCTAAGGCGCAGCACGAATATCAGAGCAAGCAGGCGGGCAAGGTGCTGTTCGTGTTGTTCGTACTCCCACCAGCGCTTATTTTCGGTGTGGTATTGTTCACCATGAGTCCAATACTCGTGACCATTTCCGTTCTGGCAATCGTAGGTGCAATCTATCACCAAAAACATGGCCGTAACAAAAAAGAAAACCGATAACAGCAGTGATTCCAACAGTGATAGGCCGGCCCAGCCGACTGCAAATCTGCCGGCAGGGCTAGAGCGTCGCCTGGCCAATCTTCGCCCATTCAAGAAGGGGCAAAGCGGTAATCCCAAAGGTCGCCGCAAGGGTCAGCGTGACTACCGGACGCTATTCTGGATAGCTCTCGAGCGCATCGCCGACAGCCACGACATGACGCCTGAACAGGTTGAGGAGGCGCTTCACGTCGCCGGTATAGCCAAGGCGCTCAAGGGTGACTTCTTCTTCTGGCAGGAGCTCCAGAACCGTGTCCATGGAAAGCCTACTGACAAAATGGATATCACCAGTGGTGGCAAAACTATTGCCGAAATAATGTCAATTGCTGATGGCAACTCTAAGCCCGGAAGAAAAACTGAGGAATAAGTTTAGGCAGGATCCTGCCTTCTTCCACCGTGAGGTGCTCGGCTACGAGCCATGGGAGAAGCAGCTTGAAATTAGTCTTAGTATTCGTGACAATCGCAATACTGCGGTTCGTTCAAATAATGGTTCTGGTAAGACGTACCACGCTGCCAGGGAGGCTCTCCGCTTCCTCTACGCCTACGGCCCTGATGCGGTCGTGATAAACACTGCACCGACCTGGACACAGGTGGAAAACCAATTTTGGCGCTACTTTCGTGACGCCTATCAAAAGGCTTTGGTTCCGCTTGGTGGCAAACTCCTGAAGACCAAACTCGAGCTCGATGAGACGTGGTTTGCAATAGGCATCGCTAACGACGAACACAACATGGAGGGCTTCCAGGGTTGGCATGCCAAGAAGATGCTCGTGATCTTTGACGAGGCATCTGGCATATCTGCTCCAATTCACCAAGCGGCATTGGGAGCCATGGCCGGCGGTGAGGTCGTTCGTTTCCTTATGCTTGGGAACCCGACGCTCAATAGCGGTCCCTTCTGTGACGCCTTCAAAGACCCGACCTTCAACAAGATCCATATCAGCGCGTTCGATACACCCAACGTCCAAGCCAAGGCACAGATAGTGCCCGGCCTCGTTACATGGGAATTCGTGGAGGAGGTCAGGCGCAAATACGGCGAAGACAGCGATATCTACAGGATTCGTGTGCTTGGAGAGTTCCCGCAAAAAGCCTCGAACACCCTCATTTCAATCGACGCCGTGGAGAGCGCTTTCAATGCCGACAGGGAGTTCATCAATCAGGACGACGACACCGCCGGCCTCGACGTGGCTCGCTACGGAGACGACGACAGCGCCCTCGTCCGGCGCACTGGCAACAAAGCCAAGGTCGAATGGGTAGTGAACGGCAATAACACCATGGAGCTCGCCGGCAAGGCGGCGCTGTACCTGAGGGACAATCCAAAACTGCGTCTCTACATCGACATCATCGGCGTGGGTGCCGGCGTCTTCGATCGTCTAAGGGAGCAGCCTGACATCGCAAGCAGGGTGTACGGAGTGAATGTAGCAGGGAAGGCCCGTGACGACAGCGAGTACATCAACATCCGCGTGGAGAGCTGGGCCAACGTCCGGGACTGGCTCAGGGACGCCGTGCTCGAGAAGCACGAGGGCTTCTACGAGCTCGCGCAGCCGAAATACAAAATCAACAGCAACGGTAAGCTCCAGCTCGAGAGCAAGGACGACATGAAGAAACGCGGGGTCCCTTCCCCTAACTGCTTTGTTGCTGGAACAATGGTAGCAACACCACACGGTGTAATCCCTATCGAGTATGCGGTAGCAGGTACAGTAGTATCTACTCCAATGGGACCACGTCGCGTTATTAAGCAATGGATAAATGAGACCGATAGGATAGCCACCGCCACCTTTACCAACGGACGTAGCCTCACTGGCACACCAAACCACAACATATTCACCTGGGACAAAGGGTTCGTACGCCTTGACGCATTGGTATTGTCTAATACAATAGAGTATATAGATAATCTTTACCTATGGAAACTCCGCAATATTTTGTTTACGAGGGACAGAAATACTGGCTTCTCAACACGGGTAGATACTTTAACAGTGGGAGGAAAAATCAACCCGAGCGACTTCTACACCGGTATATTTGGTTTCAAGCAAACGGTGTTATACCAGAAAATTACCACATCCATCATAAAAATGGCGACTGGACTGATAGTAGACTTGAGAACCTTGAGTGTATTCTTGGGGAAACTCACCAACAGCAACACATGGTTGAACGATACAAAGACCCAGATTACGTTAAAGCTAACAATGTCAACTTGGCCAAAGCGCAAGAGGCTGCAAAAGAGTGGCACGCCTCCCCAGCAGGGCTTGCTTGGCACCGCGAGCACGCAAAGCGAAGCTGGGAAGGCAGAGAGCCATCAGCGTCCGTTTGTTCAGTCTGTAAAAGTGATTACCTTACCTACTTCCCCACCCGCTCGCGCTTTTGTTCCCGCTCATGTGAACAACGAGACGGGTACCGCCGCCGATTTGTTGAAAAGACTTGTCCGGTTTGTTCGACAATCTTTTCCCATAACAAATACAGGAACCCAACCTGCTGCTCTAAGCAGTGTGCAGGTTTACGGCGTCGAACCAACTCTGGTGTATAACCTCACACTCGAAGCAGATAACGTCTACTACGCCAACGGTATCCTTGTTAAGAATTGCGGCGATGCACTTGCTCTCACCCTCTCCCGGCCGACCGAAGGGGAGAACCTCGGCCTAACGTGGATTTAAGGCAGTATACTTGGCCGTATGAATATATTCACGTCCCTTCTCTCAAGGACGTTCGGCTCTAAGAAATCAGCAGGCGGCGACTATCCGGGCACTTGGCTGCCGATGAATGGTGTCACTGATGGTGTCAATAACCGGAACCTACTCGATGCCAATAAGGAATGGGCGTATATCGCGGTCAACAAGAATGCCACGTCCGTCGCCAGCATCCGCTTCAAGGTTATGTGCTACAAGAAGAATGGCGACGACCAGGAGGTCTTCGACGGCGCCCTCGTGGACTTCCTCGAAGCTCCCGCACACGACCTCACCGGCAAAGACTTCATATACCTGAACACGGTCTATAAGGAACTCACAGGCAACTCGTTCTGGGAACGAATAAAGGGCAACAAGATAGCGCCACTCGTCCCGACCTGCATCAGTCCAGTCGTCACGAACGGCAAGCTCACCGGTTTCAAGCACATCGAAGGCACAAAACAGCGCACCCTTGCGCCCAAAGACGTGCTCCACGATCGCTACGTGGACCCTGCAAGGCCATACTGGGGTGTGGGCAAACTCTCCAAGATTGCTCGCTGGGTAGACACCAGCTCCTACGTGACTGAGATTCTGAGCCGTTTCTTCGTCAACGGCGCGACCTTCGGTGGCTTTATCGAAACCGATGAGGAAACGGAGCAGCGCATCAACCTCATCAAGCTGGCCCTACACAATGACCATGTCGGCGTTGCGAACGCGCACAAAATAGGCGTGCTTCCGAAGGGCAGCAAGTTCTCCAAGGTGACAGCGAACATGGCCGAGATGGAGATGGGCGCAACGGACGATCGCTACCGGGACAAGATACTCTCGGCATTCGGTGTACCCAAGACCCTCGTAGGGCTCACGACCGAGGTGAACAGGGCGTCAGCAGAAGCGTCCGAGTACATCTACGCCAAATACACTATCAAGCCGATTGCTGACGACCTCGTAGAGTTCCTCAACGTCTCCGTCGCACCGACGATGGACGCGACGGGTCAATTCTATTTTGCATACGATGACTTTGTGCCTGGCAACCTCGAGCTCAATCTCAAGGAACGCGAAACTGCTCTCGCCAAGCAGCCGTACATGACCGTGAACGAGGTCCGCGCAACCGTGGGCCTCCCTCCTGTGCAAGGTGGCGATGTCATTCCCGACCCCAGCATTCCAACCGGGCAGCCGAGCACCCCTGTGGATCTTCCCGAAAAGGCAATACCCCCACGTGCTCGCAAGAGCATGAAGCGTGAAAGCATGTTCGATGACATCAGTAAAAAGGTGCTTGAAATAGTAAACGCCGAGCAAGACCCCGATGCTGAAAGCCATAAGTCGTTCGTCGGTCGCGTTGAAGACCATGAGAAACTGCTCGCCGATAAGGTGCGCGGATTCAATAACATACAGGAGCGCGAGGTCACGCAAAGGCTAAAGCAAATCACCAAGGCGGTGAAGAAAAGCGATATGTTTGACATGGATAAAGAGGTCGGTGTCCTCGTAGACTTCGTAGGTCCTATGCTCCAAGGCTTAATGCTCGAGCAGGCCGTCACCGAGTTCCTCGATCAGGGCTACCCGGGCACATTCGACCAGTCGAAGCCTCGCATCGCCGACACTGTGGCATTGGCCTCCCGTCGCCTCGCCAAGAGCTACAACCGGACCACTGCCAACCTGCTCACCAACGCGCTGAACGATGGTATCCAGAATGGAGAGGACCTAACGCAGCTCACCGATCGTGTGAGAGGTGTCTACGACTTCTCCAACTTGGTCCGAGCCGCAGCCGTGGCCCGCACCGAGGCTTTCTATATCGCAAACGAAGGGAGCCGGGAAGCGTACCGACAGTCAGGCGTGGTAAAGACGATGCGCTGGTACACCGCCGAGGATGAGCGGGTGTGCCCCTGGTGTGGCCCCCAGAACGGGCGTATTGTTGGTGTAAACGAGGTCTTCTTCAAGAAGGGCGACACCCTAACGGCCGATGGAAAAGAGATGGTCCTAGACTACCGGGCCATAGACGTGCCACCTTTGCACACCAACTGCCGTTGCTTCATAAGGCCGGAGGGTATCACTGTGGAATAGCGCTGTTATAATCGCACCATGAAAGATGCATTAAAGAGCTACGGGGCTGATCTAGCAGAACAGATTGTTGCGAAGTTTGAGTCCGCCGAGGTGCGTGAGCTCATGGAACAGACCAAGTCGGCGTCCGACGGCGACACTGGCACCTTCGAGGTCGTTATCACAACTGAGAACCTCGACCGCTACAGTGAGGTCATCAAGCTCGACGGCTGGGACCTCGAGCACTACCGCAAGAACCCTATCGTTCTCTGGGGACATGATCACAGTGAGCCAATCGGCGTAGCTACCAGCATCGAGATCACCGACGGCAAGATGATTGCCAAGGGCAAGTTCGCCCCGACAGCGAAGGCACAGGAAATCCGCGCCCTCTATGACGCTGGCATCATCCGGGCCACATCTGTGGGCTTCCTCGAGAAGGAGCGCGAGGGCAACCTCATAACCAAGGCCGAGCTCCTCGAGTTCAGCTTCGTTTCCGTACCAGCCAACCCATACGCTCTCTCGCTCGCCATGGAAAAGGGTCTTGGCATCAATGACCTCGTCACCAAGGGCTTCATGAGCGTAGAGAAGGCATCTGAAGAAGCTCCCGAGCCAGAGACAGTCGTAGAGGAAACAGTAGTAGAGGAGCCAGTGGTAGAGCGTAGTTTTGATACAAGGGCTCTTAGCCCCGTTATCGACAGTCTCAGGTCAGCACTTGTCGCCTTAGAGGCCCTTGGCATAAAAGCTGAGGAACCGGAGGGTGATGACGAACCAGAGGTGGAAAACGAGACTGAGGATGAGAAGGCGTACCGGACTTTTTCCGAGAAGCGCCAGATCGTCCAACAGGCCGTTACCGTGCTTGGCGACGTCCTAGCAGACACGCGTCAGGCTCTTCGCAAGAAGGCCGCATAGTCTGCACCTAAGCTTACCCGTTTTATGAATGACGAGCTCAAAGCTGAGTTCAAGGGAATGCTCGACGACTCTATCAAGGCAAACCTTGAGGAAATCGTCGGCAAGGAGATTGCGGACAAGATTGAGGCTAGCCTCAATAACATCCGCGCTCGCAGCATTCTCGAAGGCCGAGACATTATTGGAGTAGACGCTGACACCAAGATCAAGTTCGTACAGGACATCCGCAATATCTCCCGTGGAGAGAAGGCGGCGTACCTCGAGAGCTCAGATCAGACCGGAGGCTACCTCGTGCCAACCGAGGTGCATGCTGGCATCCTTCGCATTGCGGAGACTGTCGGTATCATCGCTCGTGACTCACGTCGCTGGCCAATGGGTTCCGATACCCTCGAGATTCCTCGCTACACTGGCGCTGCAATGCAGGGCGAGTACGTTGGAGAGGATGAGGAGGGCGACGAGACGCAGAACGACCTTGGTGTCGCTCGTCTCAACGCGAAGGTTTGGATGCTCATCTACCGCATCGGCAACACGCTTCTATCGGACGCCAATGTGAGCATTGCAGACTGGCTCATGACCATGGCCGCAGAGGGCATGGCATACCGCCTCGACCGCGAAGGCTTCGTAGGAGGCACATTCGTTGGTTCGCCGTTCGTTGGTATCCTTCAGTCACCGGATGTGACTGTTCAGACCCTTGCCGCAACTCTCACCGGTTTCGAGGACCTCACGGTTGAAGAGGCATCGAATGCAATCGCCAACCTGCCAACGGCAGCTCTCGGCAAGGCAGCGTTCTACTTCCATCGTTCCGTGTGGGCGAGAATCCGTGCGCAGAAGAGTGGCGACAACTATGTCTTCGGACAGAGCAACCTCGCGACGCTTCGACGCGAGAACGGCATCCAGCCTGTCGGCGAGATTCTGGGCTACCCGGTCTTCACGACCGACGTGCTCCCAGCGTACTCAACGTCCGGCGTTAGCAAGAAGTTCGGCGTCTTCGGAAACCTCGAGCTCGCGCTCGCATGGGGCGACCGTGGCCCGATGGAGGTAGCCAAGTCTGACTCGGCAACCGTTGGCGGCAAGTCTGTCTTCCGTGCCAATCAGACCGCCGTTCGCTTCACTCACCGTCACGCGATCACGATGCAGCTTCCAGCCGCAGCCGTGGTTCTCAAGACGGCAGCTTCCTAGCCTATGAGCCTCTACCGAACCAACATCGCACTCTCCATACGTGGGGACCGCGTGGAGAGGGGAGCTGAGATAGAGCTATCCGAAGCGGAGGTTGCGCACCTCGACCCTGCTGACCTCAGCCTCGCTTCGGGAACCCCGTCCACAGTGAATGAGGAGTCGGGGGTGGTTGCTCTCGAAGACATGACTCATACGCAGCTCAAGGAGTATGCAAAGGAGCTCGGTCTCTCGGCAGCAGGCAGCAAGGCTGACCTCCTGGAGCGCATCGCGCTTCATCTCGAGGCACCAGCCGCAGAGGATATTACCAACGAATAAAGCACCTATATGAAGCTATTCGACAATGTGAAGGTGTTATCGTCTATCGTTCCAGCAGTCTACACAGCAGATGCTAACGGGACCGGCGTCGACACCCAAGGCTACGAGAACGGGATGCTCGTTGTTTCCGCAGGAGACATCGACACCGCTTCGGCTGACGAGACCTATGTGGTCCGTATTCAGGAATCTGACGACAACTCGTCGTTCGCGGCAGTTACCGGCCTTACGGTCACTATCACCGCAGACAACCAGATCGGTGTGCTTCGTCTCTCGGGACTGAACACGCTCCGCAAGCGCTACCTACGGGCAGTGCTTGATGTCTCAGGTACAACTCCGTCGTTCGCAGGCAGCACCAACTTCCACCTTGGAGGTTCGGACTCTGGTCCGGTAAACAGCGACTAGTCGTTGTCCCCTAGGGCTCCTGGTACGCCGGGAGCCCAATGGGCATAATGACCATATACACATGTACGGAGACGCACTGACAACAATCGCTCGCATCAAGGACCGGCTGGGCATCACAGTCGCGACGTTCGACTCGTTGCTACAGAACCTCATCCTCTCCGTTACCGCTCGCATCGAGCAGATGACGGGTCGCCGGTATGTGGAGGGTACATATACAAACGAGCTGCACAACGGTTCCGACCTTTACGGCACACGCCGTAAGTTCCTCATCGTCAAGAATGCTCCGCTCCAAATTGTTTCTTCTGTTCAATATAAAGGGGGTACGAACAGCAATCCGGTCTGGACCACAATGAGCGTCAATGACTACAATGTGGACCTCGACGAGGGGATTATCCACATGCCAGGAGGTATGCCAGGAGGTATGCAGAACATCCGTATCACCTATGTGGGCGGGTTCTCTGGCCACTCCATTGGCATAGACAACTTCTGGACCTTCAATGTTGTACCGACAGGAACCGTGAATGGTACAAACCTGACTTTCACACTGCCTGAGAACGCCAAACAGGTGATTGTATATGCAGACGGGGTGCGTGAGATTCCAGCGAACGTCGCCTTCACTGCACTCACAGCGACATTCACCCTGGCAGTGGGCCGTGCTCCATTTAGCACCATCGCCGTGGACTATCTTCGAGGGAGCTCTGCCAACGCAGGGGACATCAACCTCCCGGCCGACCTTGTGGAGACATGCGAGCAAGCCGTAGTCCGCATCTTCAAGCGCAGGGATAGCGAAGGTCGTGCCAGCGAGGGCTTCCAGGAGAGCCAGATCACCTGGCAAAAGAGCGTCTTCACTGACGAGGACCACGCCACAATCCGCAACTACCGGCGCGGCTACAATCTATGATCTCGCTGTCCATCCGTATCGAGAACCTGGATGAGCTTCGAGCCAACTTCGTGAAG